GGCGTGCATGACAATGCGCGCGTGCAGTTCTTTGACAGCCGCTACAGCGCGAGCACGCCACTCTTCCTTGGCTACATCACCAACATTGACGCGGCCATGCTGGAGAACGGCCTTGGCACACGAGCCACGGTCAGTGTGACTGACGCTGACGGCTGGCTGCAGAAGACCATCATCCGCAACGGCACGACAGGCATCCGCGCGACTTCCTTTGTGGACTCGTTCACACTCGGCTCTTCAACATCAACCGACCGCGACATCATCAATGGGCTGCTGGCTCGCGTTCACGCGCAAGTCAACGATTCGACCACGCGTCAGATCCTAGATACGAGCGTGATCAGCGGCTCTACGCGAGCCATCTACACAGGCTCCGCCCAGACCGTAGGCAAGCAGACCTTCAAGGCGACCACACTTCAGAGCGCGCTCGATCAGGTAGCCGAACTCTCAGGCGGCATCGCAGATGTGCAGTACCGCTACTGGATTGATGGCGATGGCCGGCTGAACTACGGACCAAAGACCGCAGCGCCGACGCACGCTAACGCTCCGGCAGAGATCGTCACCAATCCTTCGGACATCCAGACTGGTAGCGGCTCAACTGTCACGCGTATTATCGCGCGCGATCTCTCGGTGAATCTCGATCATGAGGACATCGTGAAGGGGATCTTTGTCCAGGCTGACTCTGCCTATGCGCGCTACGACAGCAACCAGACATGGCCGACCGCACCAACCAACGACCCATACTTCCGCACCTACACAGGAACCTACAGCCGCAACGGCGCTGGGCTTGCAAGCCGCAGCGGTCCTCTGCCACATGAGGTGTTCAGCGCGCCGAAGATTGTCGCGAAGTCTGACCGTGGCGTGTCCATCGGATCGCTCGCGCGCGCAACGATGGTGACGCGCGGCAAGCCAGTACGAACCGTGTCATTCACTGTTGCCGGTGCAAATCTCAGCCAGACCTCTGCGCCTGACTGGTCCTACGGCTACAGCCAGGGCTACGCGCTGACCGCAGTTTCAACCTACACACTCATCAAGGCGTGGCTACCAGGTCAGTATGTCAAGGTCAATGCGCCGACCCTCAACTGCTCGAACGAGATCCTCTACATTCCATCTGTGACGATGCGCTTCGCTGAAGGCGGCGGCACCTACCAAGTCCAGTATGAGATTCAGGCGGACTTCCGCCGTCAGTATCTGAAGGGGCTGCGCGGCCTCATTCAAGGAGAGTAAGCGTGGGCAAGTACGGCACGAACCTAGAAGGCTTCGGCGGCTTTGAGGGCGGCGTAAACGCCGACAAGGGCGCACCGCTCGTCAGCACATCGAGCGACGGCGAGACTGCGCTGCTCTTTGGTCCAGCCGCACTCAGGGAGATTCAGACTCTCGTGGCAAACGGAGACTTCGCCATTCCTCCTGACGCTGCTGGGGATAACATCACCGACGCAAACCCACTGCCGTACTGGACTGTGACGACAACTGGAAGCACTTGCAGCGCTGCGATGGTCGCCGACAATGATGCCGCCTCTGGTCAAGTCCTACAGATCACCGTCGGTGCTGGTAGCGGAGGGTCTTTGACCCTGACTCGGTTCATTCCAATCCCAGGCACACGCGGTCAGACATTCTGTGTCAACCCAATCTTGACGATGGGCAGCGCCTCAAATGTCAGCGACGCTGAGTTGTTCGCCACTGGTCGTCAGGTCAATGCGGCAGGATCATTTGTCGGCTCAACCGTCACGCTGCCTACCTATCAGTTCAGTTCCTACACCGGAGTCGTTGAGAATCTGTTGCCTGATGTTGATCAGTTCACGACTTGGGTAGATGCGGCCGTTCAGCCAAGTGCAGCGTTCTACAAGATCAGCATTACCTTCCAGAACGCTGGCACCACGGCGGCATCGCGCACGATCAAGGTGTTCGATGTACGGCTTCTGCTCGGCAGTTCTGACCTGACCATCGCTGAGTCAACCACGCCTGGAACCTATGGACCTGCATACATCCGACAAGAGGCTGGCGTTCTCAACATCACTGCCAACACAGCGGCAGATTCTCTCAATGGCCTTGCAGTCACCACGGATGGGATCACTGTCACTGGCAACGCGAAAGTAAGCAGCAGCATCGGTATGGCTGGCTCGCTGTACGGCGCGTCGGACTTGACTGGCGTTCGTATTGTGCGCTCTGGAACCAACAATCGGCTCTGGCAACACTCCAACCCTGCGTGCGATGTCGCCGCGTCAACCTCAACGACTATCTCTGGCGTAATGATCACCAAGTCAACCGGAGGTCAGCCAACGACAAACATCAACGGCACAGGAACGACTGATGCTTTCGCTGATGGACTTCGCAACGGCGGCATCGCCGTAGACACAACCAACAACCGTGGCTACTTCTACTCAGGCGGCTGGAAGTTCGCGGCGCTGACCACGCCATCCGACTCACGACTGAAGGAAGAGATCACCGAGATCACTGGCGCACTCGACACGCTGCGCCAACTCGTGCCGGTGGCGTTCAAGTGGAAGGCTCCAGAGGCACACGGCCGCACCGACGCTGTGGCTGACGATGGCAAGCGCCTGGGCTTCATTGCCGATCAGGTCGCCACGACTGACTTGGCGCACTGGGTTGAGACCCTCGGCGTAGATGAGCGAGAGGCGCATCTCGTTGATACGACTGAGGTGCTTGCCGTCAACATTCCGCAGAACGAGATGGAGGCGCTCGTGGTGCAGGCGCTGCTCGATATTGACGCGCGTCTCAAGGCGCTGGAGTCACGATGACCCCACGCCAGATTGACCAACTGATCGAGCGACTGGACTCACACTCCGCCAAGTTGGATCAGGTGCGCTCGGATGTGGACAAACTCAAAGGAGGACTAGTGGCTATCGGTGCGCTGTTGTTCAGCGTGCTTGTGCCACTACTCGCATCGCTGCTCGCTAAGTGAAGCGCGCCGCGTTCCCACTGCTAGGGATCGTCTTTAGCACGCTTATCTTTCTGCCTATCGTGCGCGCTGAGGATCTGTCGCAGCAGGGCGTGACGATGACGGTCTACCCAGAGATGTCGTGGCCATTCGAGCCGTGGGTCACCCCACCGACAAGCGAGCCGTGCTACTCCGCCGTCGTGCCAAACATCGACTACGACTGGGGTGGCGCTCCACCGGCAGAGGGCTGCCGTGGCGACCTCTTCGTCATCAACTTTACAGGGTGGCTGACCGTGCCAGAAAGCGGTCAGTGGGAGTTCCTCAACTGGTCAGACGATGGATGGCGGATGACGCTAGACGGCGTGCTGACGATTGATGACTGGAACTTCCACGGCTGCGGTGGTCACTGGTCTGGACCCAATGAAGGCTACTCGCAACTCGTCGCAGGTCAGTCCTACGCGCTCGACATCTGGATGTTCGAGTGGGGCGGTGGCGCGTGTGCGCGTCTCTGGTACGGCGCACCAACTCTCGGCTATGGCGTAGTGCCAACTGAGTGGCTGACTACCAGCGCGCTACCAACGCCAGAGCCAAGCGCAGAGCCGTCACCAGAGCCAAGCCCAGAGCCATCTGTTGAGCCAACGCCAGAACCAAGTCCATCAGAAACTCCATCGCCGGAGCCTACCCCAAGCCCTACAGAAAGTGAGTCGCCAAGTGTTGAACCAACCCCAGAACCGACACCGACTGCCACACCCCAGCCGTCGCCCACGGCCGAGCCGTCGCCAGTTCCTACTCCGACAGTCGCCCCTACTCCTACTCCCACTCCTGTACCTACTCCTGAACCATCAGTAGAACCAACACCGACCGAGACTCCGACACCTGAGCCGAGCGTGGAGCCAACGCCTTCACCTACACCGTCACCAGATAACATTGCGGAAGAAGCAGCAGCAGTAGTCGGTGAGACTATTGCGGCAGTGAGCGAAGCAGTCGGAGAGGCGGCAGCCGCAGTAGCGGAGACCGTCACGCAGGCTGTGGAAGCGATTGCCAATCTCGGCAAGGATCTCTCTCCAGTCGAGAAAGAGAAGGCTGCACCAGTCGCCATCGCCATCATCGTCGGTCAGGTAGCCAGTGCGGCCGTCGCCGCAGCATCGACCGCCAGTGCAGCCGCTGCAAGCGCAGCGAGAAAGGCAAGCAAGTGATCAAGCGGATTATCATTGACCTAGTAGGCGGAGCCTGGACGATCCTAGGCTTGCTCTTTGCTGTCGTTGTTCTGCCAGAGGGCGACACGCAGTCCACAATGGCGACGCTATTCGGTGGGCTGACAATCATCTGGCTCGTCACAGGACCACTTAGGTGGATGGAGGAATAATGAGCGCAGCAGATCACATCGAGCAGATCCACGAGCAGGGGTGGACGCGCATCAATACCGCGCCAGGCGAGTGGGTGGCACTCGTCCTGAGCGCCGATAACAGCGCCTTTGGCGGCACGCTCTGGAAGCAGGGCGAAGATGGCAACGACTACTCAGAGGGCTGCACTGAGGGATTCCCTGTCAGCGCGGCTCTGGACTTTGACGCAGCCGGTCGAGCAATCGCCGTGCTGATCAAGAAAGAGAACGCAGCGTGAGCGGCTTGAAGGTCTTT